GTAGATCTTAAGGTGGTGTATCTCTAGTGCGTGGTTTTGCAGAATTTTCATTTAGTAGACAGGACATAAATACATTTGCTGCTACGTGTGAGTTTGCTATAAGGAACCTTGGCAGCGGTACTAAGAAAGCTACTGAGGTTGCCGCTAAAGAGATAATGGACGAAAGTAAGCGTCAAGTACCTAAATTGACTGAGACATTACTAGCTAGTGCTTTTTATGAAGTAACACGTAGAACGGATACAGCCGCTACAACTTGGGCCTATGAAGCATTATTAGGGTATGGCGGTAATGGTAACCCTATAAATCCTGTTACTGGTAAACCAGCATCATCTTACATGGTGGCAGTGCATGAGAATTTAGATGTGTTTCACCCCGTAGGCAAAGCTAAGTTCCTAGAGGACCCAGTAAGAGAATACACTGATAAAAACTTTAAGAGAACTGTGTTTAAATATGCAAAGGAATCGCTAGCAGGCATGAGTGATTAGAAAGGGGGTCGCTAATGAATAAGCCATTGTTACTTGACATTGTATCATTTCTTATAGCTAAGCAAATTGTCATAGCAGATGGTACAGATGCTTTTCGTGACTTTACTCCAGAAGCACCCGATTCTCTAGTAGCTCTGCATGAGTATAGCGGTTACCCTGCATCTTTATATGACCCTGCAGTTCATCGGTCTGTACAGGTACTAGTAAGAGACCCTGACGCCGATGAAGCGAGGCAAAAAGCGGTTAATATTTTTAAAGCATTTCAGGAAGAACAAGATGATGACGGTAGAGTAGATTTAACTCCAACCCGTTGGGGTCAGGTATACCTGCGTCAGCCTCCATTCTTAATGAGACGCGATGAAAATAACCGAGTCTACTATGCCTTTAATATAGGCATAACAACTACTATTGAATAGGAGGATTTGAACTATGGCAATGAGAATAGGTTGTGACAATCTTGTGTATGCAAAGATGACTACAGAAGATACCCCTACGGCAGCTCCAGTGTATGATGAAATAACACCTGCACCTGGTGTAATGCATATTAACATCAACCCTAATGCTTCATTGGCGACAGCATTCTATGATGATGGCCCTGGTGAAACAGCTTCTACCTTAGGTAATATAGACGTTGAAATTCAAAAGAACGCCTTAACGTCTCAGAATAAAGCTGACTTACTTGGGCACACAATTGACGCCAATGGCGGTGTAGTGTATGCGGATAATGATACGCCACCTTGGGTTGCAATTGGTTTTAGAACACTAAAGTCTAATGGTAAGTACAGATATGTATGGCTGTACAAAGGCCGTTTCGCGGACCCTGAGGACAATAATGAGACTAAGGCTGATAGCATCAATTTTCAGTCTGATACAATAAGAGGTCAGTTCGTAAAACTTAACTACCCTGTGGAGGTTGCAACTGGTGTTACTAAGAGAGTTTGGAAGTACGAAGTTGATGCAGATAGCACTGATGCTAACGAGGTTGCAATAGGTACCTGGTTTGAAGAAGTTAAAATGCCATCTGCAACTGGGGATGCTACAACACCTGCTCCTACTATTTCAGCTTCCTGGGGTCCAGGCGCTGAAGTTGGTTCTACCTCAGCAACTATCTCAGGCTCTGCTGATTCTGGTAATCACTTCGCTGTTAAGGTATCCAGCACATCCCTTCCAACTCCAAATGTTGGAACCCTTATTACCGGCATTTCTACATATGTGTCTGGCGGTGACATTTCGGACGTAGAGGTCGGCGACTTTGTAGGTCTCTATGAAGTCACTGCTACTAACACGGCTGTTAGGTTCGTTCAGCGTACCTTAATCGCTGATGATATAAACGCGGAATAGTAAGTATAATAAATCGTTTAAAGGAGGAAAATCTTAATGTCTAACTTGGCAGATGTAAAGAACAAGACAGTTAAGATTACCTTAAATGACGGCGTTGAGCGTACAATTAAATTTACGCTCAATGCTTTGGCCGAACTGGAAGACAAATTTGGTTCAGTTCAAGCTGCTTTCGATAAGTTGGAAAAAGAAAACAGCATGAAGGCACTAAGAACCATTTTGTGGGCAGGCTTCTTACATGAGAGCCCTAACCTTACAGAGCGGGAAGTCGGTAATCTAATTGATATTGCTTATATGGCAGAGCTTGTAGAATCACTCGGAACAGCTTTTGAAGGCGACATGGCGCAGGATCAAACCTCTGTGGAGGGACCTGAGGTCCCAAACGCCTAAATCCCGATGATAGCAATAGGG